ATGATACCGCTCAGCCGTCGTCCCACCCTGCAGCCCACTCAAATCATTATGGGTCAGCGTAGTCCCTCCACCTGCGTTGATAACCGCAGCGACATCAACGAACCACTTAAGCCAAATAGGATTGAACCTGGCCTTCTTAGTCTTTTCATCGACCAAGACAACTTCAGCGAAGGTTGGAGGAGGCGCTAGATCGGCCATCAAAGAGTCCCTAGGTCTATTTGGACTTCCATCGCCTGAATCCTAGGCATCCTGACTGGGTTCTTGTGACGGAAGTGGTGCACCCTGCGCACAAACGTCCCACAGTCAGTAATATAAGGCCGCTTCTTACTCAGATCAAGCCGGCGAAAGCTGGACCACTTCGCTGGGTTATAATCATAGTCGTTTACCCGCACGAACAGCTCGCTACCAACCTGTTGATCAGAGACTACTTCCAGCGCTTTCATATACTTCCTACGCCGGGTGCCACCATCGAAGTTCGGAGTATAAATATCGACAGTAATCAGATCTCCGTCATCGGTCGCATAGGAATTGCTTGCGTAGTAAAGCCGCCCGTTTGACTCGTGCTGGAGTATGTGCTGCAGGGCTGTATTCATACAGGATGATACAATCGGCAGGTAGTTGCCGTTAGCATCCGTCCACTGACTCCAAGCGTAATCTCCCCGCTGATCTAGATCAAACGCCAGCGTCAGATTATCATCTTTGATCGTTAGGACGTAGAATCTGTGCCCGTCGAGCTTGATTGTCCAGGAGTAAATTGTATCGAGGTCAGCTTGCTCTAGCAGCCGTTCGATTGCTTTAGTAGAAACAGACTCTGCCTTCAGCTTATCCAGGAAGATCACTTCCGGGGAACCATAGCGCGTCTGCCCAAGCCAAATCAGCGCCCCATCAATCTCCTGCACGCTGTCGGCGGACAAGCAGCCCCACTCAGCTTTAGCGCCCTCGACTCGGCCTAGAGGACTCCCAGTAGCATTCCCTGCATCGTAGAAGATCTCCGTCGTCCACTCCTTAAAGGCGACAACGTAGACTAACTGCTTGTTCAGGGCCTTTCCTTGGTCTGGTTCAATCTGCGCTAGGATGTCATTCAGGGGGTCCCAGTTAACCGGATCGTTGATATCTGAACCTAGAATGTGCGCAGAGGGCACCATTACGTAAGTAGTTCCGTCTAGATACGTCCAGCCTTTCACGAAGGCAGCAGGGAAGTCAACGTCGTTAATCAACACCAGGCCGCCGGTCGTGTCGAAGTTATACGCTTTTACACCATCACCAAGCTGCAGCTTTGGAGTTGCTCCAAGACAGGAGCCAAAGCGATATACTCCGTTCGTAGTATTAACTGTCCCTGCTTGTGCGGCCCCGTCCTTATACAGCTTATCAGCGAAAATCGAATATAGATTCCCGCGCCAGAAAGTAACTCCCCTTCCTGTCGCGTTGGCCGCCGGCGGCCTGCTCTGTTCATCCAGCCCCGGCCGCTCGTAGATCCAGAAATCCCCTTCCTTCGTTTTCTCCGCGTAGCAGTTTACCAGCCGCGCGTCGTAGGCCGTGGAATCCCCTCGATTCGCAGCCTCTAACACCAGCGGCAACCGCTTCGGAATCGCTACTGACTCCGCCTGAGCCATTTATCTAAATCTCCCAGTCATGTGTCCTGCTCGCTGGTCCGGCTGGAAAGAGATCGTTGTGTCCTCTACGTCCCAGTCCTCTAGAGCGGTCCTGTAAGTCGTCGCTCGCTGGGCGCAGCGGGCCATGATCGCCTCTGGCTGCCCAGTGCAGATGTCATCCGCCAGCCCCCACCGCAGCGCCATGCGCCACTCCTCCGGGAACTGAAGTGTCTCATCTAGCTCTGTCGGATTAGTGATCTGTGTCTGCAGCAGCACGTGAGCCTGACCATTCGCGGCTTCGGTGGTGTCTGGACAGAGCCAGAAAGTCACCCGAATCCGGTCTGCAAGCTTCTCAACGAAGTATTGCGAAATCGGTCCACGATTGGCTGCAAGCGTTCCTGACTGCCCTAACGTCAGATACTCCTGCCAGGAAATCGGTGTAATCGACCTTCGCACGTTGGTCGCGGTGAACAGGTAATACCCCTGTAGCACCCGTAGTGGCTTGGTCATATCTACCGACCCGCCAGGAAAGAAGGTATACTGATTCGTCCCTGCAGTCAGTGGCACCGCTGTATCAGCCAGCGTCCACAGCTTCAGCCCCTGTATCTGCCAAAGGTTAATCAGATCCCTCAGTCGCCGTAGATTCTCCGCAAGATGCTCTGGCGTAGGCGTATCCCCAAGCTGCAGGAGCCCTGCATCCCTCATAGCGTCATTGATTACGCCGTAGGGAGTATTACTCGCAGGCGTTGTCATGCCGTAGCGGTCTCCTTGATCCGCTTAACCTTCTCATCAAGCTTCCGGCGCTCGGCGGCCAGTTTGCTCTCTGCTTCACGCAGCGCGGCTGTCCTGGCTTCATACTCAACTTGCCGTTTGGTCTGAAGGTCCATCGAGTCTATGAGAGCCTGATCCAGCTTGCGCTGCCGGGAGATCAACTCCAGGCGCTCTTTCTCCGTAGCTTTAGTGGCCGCAGTCAGTTCGTCCTGCTGTTGCTTGATCTCCCGGGCCGCCTTCTGCCTTTTCTCGTCATGCTCTGCCACACGAGCCTTTTCGGCCACTAGAAGCCCCTCGGCGGTATTCCGGGCCGCCTTCGCCGCCTTTACATCTGGCAGCACGCCATACATGCGCTCCAGCTCGGCCTTCTCGGCCCCGAGCTTTTCCAGGTCTGCCTTGAAGGCACCCTTGTCTATGAGGCTGACTGCAGCAACGATCTTGCTGATTTCCAGTATTTCCAGTGGGGTGAGTCCGGTGTCTGCCATTTAAGTCTCCTGTTTGGGTGGAGTAACTTTCTTTACTAAGGTTGCAATCGTGTCTTGCGCAGCCTCTTTCCAGAAGGTAAGCGCGTGCTGCTGATATTCAGGGTTACGGGTAGTAATCAGCTGATGCAGCGCGTAGCCCCAGGTTATCTCGAAATCACAAGTATAGAAATCGTTATGCGGGGCGCTCTGGGCGCGCCACTCCTTACTCAGGTAATAGAACCAGAATTCGCAGACCGGCGGCCACTTGTGTGTAAGATCGCCATAAGCTCGGTTCGATGCCCAATGCGGAGTTATTAGCAGACACTTTCCTCCAGGAATAAGCACGCGATAGAGTTCGTTAACGAAGTGAATACGCTCCTCTGCAGTCAGGTGTTCGACGAAGTGTGAGCAGTGAGCCTCCTCTACTGAGTCGTCCCCCCACGGCCACGGCTTCGTCAGGTCATGAACAACATCCACCTTACCATTGAAGGGTCGCGAGTCCACGCCCAAGAAGCCCTCCCGCTTATTCAGGCCGCACCCTAGATCGAGCTTTAGCAGTGGGGTTGGTGCGGGCGCAGCCGAGAGCTTACGCTTTTGCTTGAGGCTCATAGAATCACCATACAGTATCGCTCCCTACGTCGTAGTGTCCAACTTTCACGCCGCAGTCAACAGCGCAGCGGTAGCCATACTTTCTCGCATCAGACCAGAAGTAGAGGTCCTGCGTGCTAACCCCACTCTTCATCTGCGTTACGAACCAAGGCCTTCGCAGCTGAGGATCTTTAAACATCTTCAGCCGAAATAAGTTGAATCCCATCCCCGTTCCGCAGCACTCAACCAAGCCACCATTTGTATCTGGCAGCTGCGGGCGGAAATTGAGAATCGGATCTTTTGGGTCGCCCCAAATCTGAGCGCAACCGCCTTCGCCCTTAGTGAAATAGAGTCCACCAATACAGGCAAGTTCAGGATGCGCTTCCATCTGCTCTACTAGCTTGATTACTCCATCTGGCGGTGGTAGGTTGTCGTGTTCGATAGTCAGGAGATATTCCCACTGAGAGATATCAGGATGTGCAAGGATATTCTCAATCGCTGTGGAATAAGCATCTCCTACCTCCATGCCTTGCGCGAGGATTCTCACTATTCCGTTATTCGGCGGGAAGTAAAGATTCCAGTGCGACAACGCAACCTTAGCGGGGAGCAACTCGCCCGCAGGTAAAACCAGCGCGATCCTCTGCTTCTTCCAGCTCCCGCCGCGAATAAGCCGCGCAGTAGTCTTATGTAGCTGCCCTGCGTGCTCGCCGCCGAAGTCTTGAATAATAAGTTGTGATTTCATGCAGTTCCACTTATTGCAAACCAAGAAGGCGGTCGTGCTGCTAATGATCCAGTGCCGTCTATATGACTGAAGGCTAAAGAGTCCGGGATACCAGAAGTCGAAGCAGAGCGTATGCCTAAGCCAAGCGGCCACTGGTTAGAGCGATTCGTAGCAGCATTCCATAACCCGCTGAAGTTGCTGTTGATCTGGCTTATTAGCACCTGACTCAGGGAAGCGTTAGCTCCAGCTGTCGTGGAGCGACTAACGATGCCAGCATAATATATCCCCTCAGTAATAGTCGTAGTCCAGCCTAAAGTAAGCAACCTGATTCCACGCTGATCAGCAGAACTGTTATTGCCTGCGTAAGACAGTCCATAGGTTCCGCTGGTGCTGTGGAGCATAGATAGCGTGCTAGCATTCTTAGTGAATAGTCCAAACCAGATAGAAAGAGTAAGCGATCCTGTAGTATTAGAGGCGTTCGTGAACGTAACTGGAAATACAATCCGGTCGAATTCTCTCCGAGCAGCATTCGGCGTAGGCATAATATGGAGAGTTGCCTGCCCCTGTGCTCCAACCACGTTAATCGCTTCGTTGTAAGGGAACCACATAGTAGCAGTAGCTCCTCCCCCCGGCGCCGCAGCGTTTATCGAGAGCGTGGCAGAGCTGCCATTTATCGACTGGTTAACTGTGACGTTATTCCCGCCTACTACTAGCATCTGTAGCGCCGAGCCCGAGATTACTCCACTGGTGCCAGAGGTGTTCCCGACATTTGACATCCCGAGAGTATTCGAGCCCGCTCCGCCGGCGCCGGCTGAAATTGTGATAGTCTGGCCGCCGGCCGCAGTAGCTCCACTAATGGTGATGTTATTCCCTCCAGCGAACAGCACCGAGCCGTAACGAGAGCCAGTCTCCCCTGCAGTATTCCCACCCGAGATTCCAGCTACCGGAACTCCCGCGTGAATATGATCGTCGGCGGCGAAGCGACTAGTGTTCGTTCCAGATCCAGTTGCAGTCCCCACCGACTGAATTGCATTAGAGACAACTGGATTGGTCTGCGTTGCGCTTATCTGTAGCGACCCATTCGACCAACCACCAGAGATAAACCCACCGAACTGAACAGAGAGCGTTCGCGCGTCGTAAGTGCTGCTGGAGGAGGCTCCAGTAGTGGTGCCGACTGCGTAGACACCCGCAGTCTGATTTGATTGAACCGGGACAGTATAACTACCCACCACCGAACCGTTCGAGGTGTAGAAGGTCAGTCCATTAAGCGCGCCGAAGGTCGCAGTCTGGAAGGTAAATGATCCGTTTGATCCAGAGAGCGCTTGATTCGACTGACTTGTCAGCCCGTTGTGGCTTCCGGTAATAACTGTTGAATTGCCAGCAGCCCCGAACCCGAAGCTGACTCCATTAGAGTTAGAGAAATTAACAGTATTAGTCGAGGCAGTCGAGCCACCTGCTGCAATCCCCCGGATTGCGTCTCCGCCTCCCGGTGCATTGCCAGACAGAGACAGAGTAAATCCTGCACTATTACTGGCTGTTGTGCCGGTCAGGTTGGTTAGGTTAAGTGTCGGGTTTCCGTGACTATGGTCTGAGAGCGCCGCGGTAGTTAGGTAAGCGCCGGATGACTGATAGTTGGTAGCTACTGTCCCCGTGATTACTCCGTTTGTCAGCCCAAACGAGACGCCATTAGAATTGCTGAAGGTAGCCGCAGACAGCGCCTCAGTCGCGAGACCGGCGCTAAGCACGAGCGCGCTTAGCCCCCCAACAGCGAGCGAGGACCAAACCATTTCCCAGTCCTCACTAGTGGACTTTGCCAGCACCTCGCCGGCGGCCCCACCAGAAGGTGGATACTTGCGATATCCAGCTTTACCTTGAGCCATATTAGAGAGGCGTGCTGATTGCTAGCTCTAGCGTGGCCCCTGAAGTATAGCTATTCACCGCGAGGCGAATCGCCCGCGCGAACACTGCTAGAGCAGAGGACAGGCTCGCGCTCTTATTGGTGAAGTTCGCATCATTCAGCCAGGTATATATGCCCTGCGAAGCCTGCGGGAACTGCCGGATATCACTCAGCGTGTCCTCGATGTCGAAGTTCGCGGTGCCGACCAAAGTGACCTGACAGCTCACTTCGTTATTCACGTAGACCTCCAGCGGGATGGTCTGAGAAACGAACTCATCCACGATTCCTACGTCCATTGTGTTCGCGCCCAGTGTTGAACTGGCCGAGATTGCTGAGATTGTCTTGAAATAAGCGGCGGTTTC